AGTACCGTCACCGCCCTTAACACCACGACCCAACTTCAACAAGTCGGTATCAACTTGTTTAGCCAAGGCGTAACCAGCATCAGCGGTATAGAACTTACGCAAAGAAGCCAAAGCTTGCACTTCGGTGATGTCTTCGATAAAGCGGCTATACTCGTAGTGTTGGTTAATCAAGACCTGAACTTCAGACTCGGTGCTCTGTTGCAGAGTCACTTGAGTCTCAGTGGACTTGGCAGAAGCAGTGCCACGGGTAGGCTTAGGGATGTGCAGGGTGTCGCCCTTCTTGCCCTTGAAGCTCATCTTGTTGACGAGGTTAGCCATCACCAAGTTGGACTTATAGGCTGCAATTACTTCATCACTCCAGATTTCTGGAATAAACGTCGCTGCACGGGTGTTGTTAACGGAATTAGTAGGAGAAAATTCACCAGCCATGATAAATACCTTTCAAAAGAGTTTATATAAAAATTACTTTACACGCCCTTGTGCATAAGCTGCCATGATCTCATCGCTGAGAGCAGCATAACGCTCAGGGTTACGAACCATAAGGTCGATAATGTCGGAACGCCGATAAGTCTTCTTCGAACCAGACTCACCTGCCGACTTAGCACTGCCCGTAGAGGCAGCTTTTACAGCTTGCTTTCGCTCTGCTTGACCAACAGCCCTGCTACTCTCTACCACCGCTTTGCGTTCTTTCCATGTGGAGAGAAGCTCATCAGCAGCATCAAGGTCAAAGGCTTTGTCTGCTCGAACGAACAGTTCTTGTCGAACCCGGCTCTTACCAATCCATTCAGCAAACTCAGGGTCTGCAATAACTTGTTGGTGGTCAGGGTGGGCAGCCTGCAATCGGGAAACTGCTTCAGCTTGTTTCATCTGATTAGATACCATCTCCGCTTCACGAATCTTGGGATGGTTAGCAATAGCTCGACTTACAGCCTTTTCGGGGTCTGAAAAGAAGTCAATATCGTCATCAACATTATCAGGGGCTTGTTGTTTTGTGACGGTTTGGGCTTTAATAAAGTCGTCCACAACCCGGCGTAGTTCACCAACTTCGGAACCCTGTCGCCCCAGAGCCTTTTCAGCCTCTTGGTGCATACGAGCAATCTCTTTTGCAGACTTACCTCGGTATTTCTCCGGGATATCATCCTCCCCTTGGGAAGCAGGTTCGTTATCAACCTGTGCGTTATTGATGTCGTCGTGTTGGGTATCAGCTTCGTTAATGTCGCTTGTGTCTTGTGAATCGACTGGATTCAAGTCTTCGTCTAGGAAATTTGCCATTCTTACTCCGTAGTGTATAAACTATTATGGAAGGTTATTAAGTGGGTTGTCTATTAATAGAGTCCACTAGCTTTTTGTTCAGCTTTGAGCTTCTCAGCACGCTTACGCTCCCATTGCATTGCTGCTCCGGGAAACGCTCCTGTAGTGCCCTCTAAACTAACACGGGGCGTACTGATCTGTTTCAAAGCTGTTTGACCACACACCGGACAGTTAATTTCTCTGGTATCAGAGTTAACAAATGATTCCGATAGGTGGTCGGCGGGACAAAGGAAATCAAACACTCTTAGCATTGTTGTATTCCTCAAAAGCATTTTTAAGTGCGTCTTCAAAGTTTACCAATCGGTGTAAGACTTCTAATTGTCCCTTTCGATACATAAACTGCTTCTCCTCGTTAAGGGTGTCCAGCGTATTAAGGTGCTTGAAGGATTCCTCAAACTCCTCTTTAAACTGTTGCCACCCCTCCGTCAAGAAGAAGTCCATGTAAGTTTCAAAATACTTTTCTAGTTCTTTATCCGTCATGGAGAACCTTTCTTAAATTGTTATTGGTTACTGTTTTGCATCTGCATACGCACAACCTCTGCGTCTTGGTCGATTTGTTTCTCTTTCAGAGACAACTCAGCGATCTTGACCCGGCGTTCAAAGTCTTTCGACTCATCATCTTCATCAAGGTTGTTAGACAATGCAGAGATATACTTGGCCTGAGCCATCTGAGGAGCCAACTGAGCGTCCACCTGAGCTTTGTTAGCGTCAGCCATAGCCTTTTGAGTCTGTGCCTGAGTCAACTCCAGTTGTGCTGCCATCAGTTGCATCTGCATCTGTTGCTGCATTAGAGCAGCTTGTTGGGCTTCTGGATTAGGTGCAGAAGCTGCCTTGATTTGCTCAAGGAGTTCTTCACGGTTAGCCACGCCCATGTTATCAATTACAGCGTTAATCAACAGAGGATAGACAGGACTGTCTTGACCCATCGTTTGCATCAACTGAACCAACTGAGTGACCTCGTATTCACGAGCAATCACACCCAGAGAGCTAGAAGCAACAAACTTAAAGTCTTGAACAGGGTAGTTTTCAGGGTCAAACTGCATATAACGCCAAGCAGTCTTCTCAATCATAGGGATCAGGAAGGTTTCTTGGAAGTTAATCAGGGTACGCTTGTGTCTCTTGATGATTGCACCCAAAGACATACTCACAGCACCAGCAGCAGCCTCACCGTTGATAGAGCCGGGAATACCAGCGGCATCAACAGCGCCTGTAGCCATCTGAACCATCTTCTGGAGTTCCCCTGCCTGAGCAAAGGTCACCTGATCCAAGCTACCGAACTTAAACGGCTGCAGAATCTCAGCAGGGTTACCGTTCGTCAGGAATGTCTTACCCGGGCGCACTTCAAACTTAGCACCACGAGGGATACGGGTAGCATCCATCGCCATCATAGGGTGAACAGTCAGCGCCAAAGCATCAATACGAGCACGAAGCTCTGCATCCAATGCCTTCTGGGAGTTATAACCCTTCTCGCAGATACCCCGACCCCAGAAGCGGCTAGGAACCATGTCCCAAGCAAACGCAACGATAGGGCGGTCTTGCATCATGTAGGGGTTTTCTTCCACCTTCAGCAGCACACCACCGTTCATCAAGACAACGATTGCCTCAATGTACTCACCTTCGTAATCTTCTTCATCCTCGTCATCTTCGAGGTCTTTCATGTCTGCTTCTTCGTCGTCGTCCTCGTAGTCTTTTTGAGCATCAAGGAACAACTTTTTAGGAACCAGACCGTAGTATTTAGTCAACCGAACCTTGTCGTCAGGGAAGACAGCCAACTCTTTGTCAGCTTCAAGGTCAGTGTCTGCATACGATGTTTCCACGTCCACATCACGGTAGATACCATTCTTAATGGCAATCTCAACCTGATGCTTAGGGACAAACTCATCAATCGCAACACCCAGTGCTTCATCAATGTTGGTAGCAACAGGGTCAATCAAGAAGTTGTGGGGAAGAATAGGACGAAGTTTAACCACCGTGCGGTCAGTGATGTTCACACCCACCGCTTGCATAGCACCATCCATGATGGGCTGAGTGGCAGGTTTCATCTCCTTGATCTCTTCAATCACCAACTCACCGATGCCAGTACCGTAGACAGCACTGTTCAGGATACACTCAGCAATAGAGCGTCGAGTCTTGGTAAAACCGAAGTCTTCGTACAACTGCTCACGCAAGTAGGCCACATCGCCCTTGTCTAGGTCGGTACGGTTGTCACGGATGTCAAACCACTTACCACGACCAAACGTAGCTTCTTCAATCTCAGAGACAGCAGATTCAACTGCCTGTTGCAGTGCAGGGTTAATCAACTGTGATCGCTCAGAATCACGGCTGCGGTCTTCAGCAGACCAGATACCTCGCCACAAGCGGTTATACTCTTCAAACTTTTCTTTGTAGTTTGAATCGAAGTGATCCCGCCACGAGTCTGCCTTGTCCATGATCCACCCTTCAAGGGAGGCCATCTTTTGTTCGTGACTATAGTTGTCCATTATTTAACCTTTACCACTTGACTTTATCAGCCCAATACGCCGCAGACATCTTGCCTTTGGCAATGTTGGAAGCGTGACGAGCTTTAAACGATTCATTACGCTTACTGCCTTCAGGAGAGCCAGAGACACCCTGTTGACCAAAGCGAATGGTCTTTACTTCGTCCCCATCCTTAGCAACCACAACGTGTGATTTGGTGGGATGACTTGGAGTTTTCTTGGGTTTGTTATAGCCACTTACCCCTGCTTTCTCTAGGCGGGAGTCTTTCTTCGTAGCCATTACTTACCCTTTTTGGCTGTCTTAGCGGACTTCTTGAAGTCAGCAGCAGTAGGAGCACCCTTGGCCCCCGGCTTCTTCATCTTCTCGCCTGAACCTGCTTTGATTCGAGCTTGCTTGGCGTTAATGTTTGCGTAGAGTCCGGGTTTCATGCTTTACCCTTCATCAGGCATTTACCTGCTTTTTTACACTTAGCAGGAGTAGGGCAACCAGCGCAAGGCTTGAACTGTTTAATCGGAGTTGTTTTCATGTTAATATCCTGAAAGAGTGTCTAAGGGTTCCCAATCATCTTCCTCATAATCGTTCTGGTAACTGGTTACACAGAGTTGGTCGATATAAGAAAGAGCATCCGGTAAGTCATCGTGAACACCGGGAGTGGGGAAGAGAAGTAGTTGTTCTTTAAAATCTTCAAAGTCACCGTCCTCGTTAAGGACAATGCGACCATGCTCAAAGCGACCTTGCAAAGCCCAGACAATCCTGTCTGTCTTCTTTTTGTTACCGTGAGTTAAGTCATGGATGTGCGAGAACGTGTTGTATTTCCGCATCAAGTCAGAGAGGAACGGTAGGACAGCGTTCTTCAAGCTACCCCTCTCAATGCCGATAGCAGTGGGTTGGTATTCCTTGATGACAGAGAGAATCTTAGAGGCTGTCTCCTTGATGTCCCACCTGCCATGCTGAATCTCTTTAACCCACCACACACCGTCTTCGTCCGACACCTTGACCACAGCAATAGCTGTCTCGTCAAGACGCTTCTTCGAAGCACTGGCGTTCCTAGCGACATCCTCAAAACCTGCCAAGTCCACAGCGATGTAGTAAGCTCCATGCTTAGGTTCTGGCCCTGTCTTGATCCATTCTTCTTTAAATAAATCCTGACCTGAGACAGCAAACGAAGCCTCAAATTCCTGCTTAAACACCAAGGTGCTAAGGGTCTTCTTGGCAGCTTCAATCTCTTTAGGAGCGATAGTAGGGTTATCCTTCGTCGTGAAGTGGAACGCTACCCAATCCTCATCCTCCTCCTTCTGTGCGCTGTTGTACAGGTCATAGAACCAGTTACGCCCATCAGGGGAAGACACAAACAAAGCCTCACCCTCCAAGTCAGAGAGCGCAGGACGGATAATCTTTGTCCAAGTAGAATCATCCTTAATAAATGCTGCCTCATCCAGAACTGCAAAATAGAGCTTCAGACCACGCAATGTGTCCGGGTTCTCAGCAGACCTGATATGAATCTTGCGACCTGTAACCAAAGTAATGTCTAGCTGGTTAACGTGGGCAGACTTGATAATGTCTTTTCCTTGGTCTAAAAGGGCATCCCAAGCGATTTGGCGAGCCTGTCCAAGGGTAGGGGCTACATACACCACCGCAGAGCCTTCTGGAGCCTCTAAAGCCTTTGCAAGGGTTAGTTTGATAGCGAGGTTAGATTTACCTGTACGGCGACCACAAGCCAACACCTTGAAGCGGTGGGGGTCTTGCCATACCTTTAACTGCCAAGGCAGTAACGACCAGTTTAGTTCCATCAGACTTCCTCCACATCTATGACATCATCCAGTGTCTCAACCTTTGGGGAAGACAAACCAGAGATATTGATGCTGATCTGGGGAACACCGCCTGCCTGTTTGGTGGCATCAAAAGTAGATACAGGCACAATACGGTCTAAGACCAGTTTCATGGCTGCCATCTGTCCGGGATGTCCGTCAGTCAGGGCAACCTCATACACCTTCTCTAAGACCTTGGCACTCTTAGGGGAGGCCAGCATACGGTCACGGTATTCGTTGATAATGGCTGCTGTCCCTTTAGGACGACCAACCACTCTCTTTTCTTTAATTTCAGCCAACGCTGCTTTAGGTGGGCGACCCCTCTTATTCCCAGACGGTGCTGTCATAAAGTTCCTTTAGGCGCTCAGCGCCGATAGCGCTTGC